GGTGTCCCCAGAGGTAGTTGAATGGTATACATAGTTACCTTCTACATAACTATCACTTGCAGAATAGTCTCCTCTCCATGCCCGACTAGATAGAGTAGCTACGGCTAGGGCTGTTACACCCCCACCTGTCGGGCTTGCACTTATTGTCACAGTAGGGTGTGTCCCATCATACCCGCTTCCTGCATTAGTAATATTTATAGCTGTTAGTACGCCCCCATTAACAGTTGCTGTTGCCGTTGCCTGGGTTCCTCCAGCTTCTGGTGCACTAATTGTTACTGTTGGAGTAGAGCTGTACCCAGTTCCAGGATTAGTTATGGCTATTGACACTATTGTAGAAATATCTGCGGATTTTCGTGTTCCATTAGCATTATAAAAGTGGTCATATAAAACTAAAGGCTCATCGTTCTCCGTAAAATAAAAAGTATAAAGATTACCGTCTTTATCCGTTATTTGTTGGTGTGTTTTCCAGTAACAAGCACTTTTTACAGGACTAGTAGCGTGTTGTTGGTATAACCACGGGCAATACTTTCCAATTACAGTTCTTGAAGGTATTGTTATACCTGTTAAGTCTGCTGGTGAAGCCAATTCTAAAGTTACAGATAAAAAGTTTTTATCTTTTATTCTATCAATTATAAATGTTTCTTTTGGAAACTCAACAGGAGTTGCACTTCCAGTATATTTTTCAAATGTTTTCCTTCTAGTAAGTCTTTGACCTACGAGACTATCTATAGTAAAATTATCAGCTGTTATATTTGCTCCATCAACTACAGCATCCCATGCATCATCTCCTGAAGTAACTTCCATGTTTGTTTTAAATGCGGAACCTGATTTTAATATAGTTTCTACATTTGCTATTGTTATTTCAGGTCTATTCATAGCCCCTTCTGCTTTTTTCTCTATAGTATCCATTACTATAGGTAAAGCTATATATGTATTCCCATCAAAAATTAAATTTTTATCTGAATCAGATCCGTCTAAGTCTTTTCCTGGATGAAAATATAACTTATTATTTGTTCCAGTTCCAAACTCTAACTCATACAAATATAAAATGCCACTTTCTTGTTCAAGTGATTGTGCGTCTGTTACTATAGCTACACTCATGGTTCATATACTCGTTCAAAAGTTGCGGTTATATTATAGGCTTCATCATTAGCATATGACTGGTTCCAACTTCGGCAAACTACTTTAATTGTAGTTACAGGATTACCATTACTATCATTGGAGCTAGAATTACTATCTGGGTACGTAAACTGAAAAGAAGTAACACCTTTTTTTGAGTTAAAAAATGCAATAATATCATCTGATTCTGCTTTTAATCTATTATTAAAAGATACGCTATAGCTTTCTTCTATAGAATTTAATCCATCAACTATTCTTTGCTCGTATCCGTCTCCGAATTTTGCCGTCCTAACTTTTGGAGTAGAAGCTCTAGATAATGTTCTATCGGCTACTACTTGTCCTGTTACTCCTGGTACTGAAAAGCCTATGTCTGGCATTATGCTACTCCATAAGGGCTAAGTATACCGCCCGATCGTTTTTGAAACTGTAATTCTTCTTGAACTGCTCCTGCAACAAGTTTTCCAAGATTTGCCATCTTAGTATTATCAGCTTCTTGAACTTGTGCACCTCCGCTAGACCCAGATGAATCTACATTTACATTTACCACTACATTGTTTGTATTCGTTCCTCCTCGTAAGTCAACTGGTATTTCTCTATTATTTGGAAGGGGTACAACTGCTTCTGTTCCATGCAGTTTAGCCATATATCCAGCATCACGTCCACGTGCAATTCCACCTTGAGAGTAGCCTCTAGGATCTTCTGTTATTCCACCATATCTGTTTCCGAAACCCATCAAAGAGTTAATTCGGGTGTCAAAATCTGATTGTATTGTCGAATGTCCAAAACTTTGTAAGTCTATATCACGTTGACTCTGTCCTCCACCAAAGCTAAAAGCACCTATCGCCGTTTCAAGAATTTTTACAGCTATAAGTTTTGCAATTACTTGTGCAAGTGCTTCGAGGACTGCTTTTGCCATACTTTTAAAAGCGTCTTTTATGCTCATAGTTCCTGTTATTATGCCTTGAATAGCACTTGTCATACTACTTCCTATACTATTTGCTACAGTATCACCTAACTCACCTGCTACTGTTAGATCGTCTTTTAATACTTCGGTAGTGGCTCTATTTAGCTGTAATTTATTTTGTATTTTTTGTTGAGCTTCTAGAAGTTGCTCCTCTGTTACTCCCTTCGGCAGAGCAGAAATATCCCCGGCTCTAAAAAGTTCCAAGTTTCGGCTTGCTTCTCTAAGCTGCATTTCTAATCTTAACTCTTCGTTTAGCTTTCTTTGAACAACTAATTCTTTTTCTTTTCTTTCTCTTATTATATCAGGAAGAGCCGCATTTTTTGCTGATGTCAAATTATACTGATGAGTCTGTCTATCTAGTTCTTTTAACTCTTCTCTTTCTGCTCTTATTGTCTCAGTATATGCTTGCAGACCTCCAACAGATTTAAAAGTATTATCAAACTGCTCTTGAACATCGCTTGTTGCATTTAATTCGGTACCAAGTCTTATTACTTCATCTTTTGTACCCGCCAAGCTTTCTAAGTATTCTAACTGCTGTAGTTTTGATTTACCAGACAACTGTGTGCCAAGAGTTCCAAGTGAATCTTCAAAAGCTGCTATTTCAGTAACAAACTTTCTGTTAATAGTTTCAATATCTCTTGCAGCATCTGCATCCCCTGCTTGCAAGGCTTCTAGGAGTGCAGGAGAAAGATTTTTAATATTATCTTTTCCAAGCTTATTAACAACGTCTTGTATCGCTGTTTGTGTCTGCTCAGCTGAGAATCCTTTTTGTGTTGCTTCTTCAATTAGCCTAGATATCTCTAAAGTGCTAATTCCTTTTGCTCTTATCTTTGCTTGAACCGCACCTTCGGTTTTTTCTATTCCTTTTAATATACCGTCTAAGTCTGTTCGAGCTGTTTTTGCATTTTCTCCTACTTGGCTAACTCTATCTGCAAGATCCTTCATTCTATCGTTTGCGGCTTCTGTCTGTGCTAACTCTTCAAGATTGAACATATCATCTGCAATCTCTGTCAAATCCTTTTTAATATCATCTGCAAACGTGAAAGGAGATATTAAAGGTGCGCCTTTTTCAATTCCTAAAACTTTTTTAGCCCAATCAGGCAATTTAGTAGCTAAACCATTTATAGCATTTGCAATAACATTCAATCCAAATTGTAAACCTTTTGCAAGACCTGAAATAGTGTTTATAACTGTGTTTACAACAGTAAGAGGTGCTTCCGCCATTGCTCGTAAGCCTTCTAATACTGCAGTAATAACACCCAAAATTATTCCTGCTCTCATTGCTGCGTTTATTGCTTTTCCTGCAAGACGCGCTGTTGCTGCAACAAGTCTAAGAGGAGTTACTACAACGGCTTTTATTGTTTTTCCAAATATCTTTGCTCCTCTAACTCCTCCTGCAAACAAGTTTTTTAGATGTTGACCTGCAGTAAAAGTTTCTCTATTCATCTGCTCAAAAGCTTTTTTGAAATGTTTTACTCGTTTTACGTCTTCTCCAGCAAACATACCTGTTGTAATCTTACCAGACTTTTCATACTGTTTTTCTGCATTTTTTAATGCTCTTGCTAAGGCTGCTTGATCTCTTTTATTTAAAGTATCACCTCTTGCTAATTTTTCTACAGTTTTACTTTTAACTCCAGTATCGACCAGTTGTTTTGCAATCCCAACAGTTTTCTTTGTTGCTTTTTGTCTTATATCTTCTAAGTCTGCTTTTGTTTTATTTAACTCTTCTCTGTATCTTTGCCATTCCTTTATGGAGTCCCCTATAGCAGCAATTGATCCTTTTCCAAAATTTGCAAGTTTATTTGATAGTGACTCTACACCAGGAATGGACTTTGCAATAGATAAACCAATTAAACCAAATACGATAGCGGCTGTTTGAGCATTATCAGTTAGAAATTTAGCGAGAGTTTCAAACGCAGGAAGAATTGCTTCTGTTACGGATTTAACAATACTATCAAAAGTTTTTTGGAGTTTTATAAAAGGATTAGAAAAAGCTTCAGCTTCTCCAAATTGTTTATCTAACTGTCTCTGGGTTTCAACTAAAACTGCTTGGCTTCTTTCTGCTGCTGTTAAATCTTTGACCTGTTTTTTTATGCTAGCAGCGTATCGAGTAGTAGCCTCCTCTAATCGAAGAGTTATTCCAAGTTCGTCAAGAAGTTCAGGTTCTGCTTTTGACGCACCTCGAACAAGCCTATCAAAAGCATCTTCAAAACCAACACCTAAGGCTGCGGATGCTTTTCGTGCTCCCTCCGCTAAGTCTTCCATTTGGGCGCCCGAGAATCCTTTTGCAACACCAATAGCTGTTGCTGCTGCTGCCTCTCTAAATCCTAACATACCATCGCTTGCTTCTTGTAGTCTCTTTGTAAGAGAAGTCATAGCAGTACCCGTAGTTGCAGCAAACTGAGTTTGAGATTTTTCTAAGTTTGCTACATCTGCGGCTCGTTTTAAAAAGTTAAATGCTGCAGAAATAGCGAATATATTGGCTGCAAGAGTTGCATACGCAGGAACAAGACCCCCCGTAATTCCTTGGGACATTTTTGAAAAGTTTTTTGTGCCGTTAGCAGAAGTTGCTGCAGCTCCTTTTAAATTACGATCCGCAGTACGAGCAGATTTTGCTGTTTTGTCTAAACCGTCCGCAGCATCACGAGCACCTCTTCCAGTCTTTTTAAGGTTACCGTGATCATCTACCTCTAGATCTACTTTTATTTTACTGTCAGCCATTATCCTCTTACATTATGGGTGTAGTTTTTACCTGCACCGCTTTTTCGTTCGTCTGCTTTTCGTTTTCTTTCTGAGTCTTGAAAACGTTTTTGGATTACTTTAGAGTCCCACAACTTCATCCAAAACATAGTTTCTCTTCTATCCTGTATGTCATAAATTTCGAAAAGAGAATCTACTTCTATCCACTTCTTGCCCATATAATTACCGCTCATACCATCCCAGTCATCAGAAAGAAAGCCATAAATAAAAAATGCCAGTTGAAGCTCTTCTGGAAAAGCAGAAGTTTCAAGTGGCATTCTTTTGGGGTCAGGCTCCTGACCTAATTGTTCGCAGATACGTAAATACTTATCTACATCTATACTGGAGGAAGATTCGGCGAGGTATCTGTCAAGTAGAGATTCTATCTCCTCTACTTGGCTCTCGTAAAATTTTCAAGATCACCCACAGTTTCTGTAACCCACGTATCAAAGTCTGCCCCGTTTTTCATAAGCAGCTGTGCATTTTCTGCAGTATACGGTAAACAATCATCAGGGTCGTACTTTGAAACATCCACCAAAAGAAGCTCTTCTAGGTAACGATATTTTAAACCTTCCCATGATTTTATAACGGAATTGCAGTATTCAACTAAAAATTTATCATCATCTAACTCTTCTATGGGTTGTCTTGTTTTTTTATCCCATCGAGTTGTTAAGCATTTTTTTCGTAATTTAAGTAATTCTTCTCTTGCCAAATGAGTTAGGCTAATAACAAACCCTTCGCATCCGGGATAGTCTATTTTTACTGTCTTACTTGGAGTCATAAGACTCGCTAAAGATACGGGTTCTTTCTTTGTTTCTACTTCTGCCATGTGATAAATTCCTATTTAAAAACTAAATTATACTGTAAACCACAAAAAATGTCAAGAATTATTTTTGTAGGGTGAGTGAAAAAAGGGGCCGAAGCCCCTTTTGGTTATGCGTAATCGTCTACTGGGAAGTAGGTGATTGACGTTATTTCGTCGGCTGTTCCAAAGTCTGTAGGAAGCGCCTCGAAGTTTGTTTCAAGTGATATTACGTCCTCAATCTGGTGAGTCGGTACTGTAATATGGGCTGTTGGGAATATGATTTGTAGTGCGGGATCAGTTGTATTTGCTGCTGCCGCTGAACCACCAATATCCATAGTTACTTTAAACTTGTTTACAACCTGACTCATAGCGCCCGTGCTTACCAAGTCATTAAAGAACTGACGAGAAGTACCACTTGTAAGGTCGCTATCTTCCAGTGTTAAGTAACAAGTTGCCGTACCCGTAGCAGTTCGTGTTCCTGTTACGTGCTCAAGAGGCTTGTTGATAGCACCAAGTTCCTCTGGTACAAGATACGTAATATTGTTCCCAATAGTAAAGTTACCACCTGTCAGAGTAAGACTGTATTTACCATTTGAAGCTGTAGCAGTATTTGCATCATAAGTACCTGAAAAACTTACAAGTCCCGTAGTTCCACTTGCAGCTTCTGCATTTGCTTTTGTAGTAAATAGTGCAAACTCAGTAGTAGCATTTGTTCCACCGTTGTAGGAGTTTGATTCATCACCAACTCTAACAAAGTGATGCGTGCTATTCAAGGCAGTTACACCCGTTCCTCCAGTAATAAATACTTGGTCACCTGTGCTAAGACCATGAGCCGATGCAGTAGTAAGAACATTATTTGTAGAATCCATAGCCGAAATAGTTACTTTCTGGCCTGGGAAGGTAGTGGCTTTATCAGCCGCTACTGCTGCTTCGATACCTACAGAAGTTAGTCGGTTTCGAATAAAGTTCTTTGTACTTGTAGTTGCTTCATCAATCGCAGGAGTTACACCCATTGTACTAGCAGAAGAACTTACAAGATTAAACTGTCGTCCCTGTGCGTTGTCAGTATCAATGAATATGTCGCCAAGAGCGATAGTAGATCCATCAGTAGTAGTTGCACTGTTTGCAGGAGCAGCAGTTCCCAAGAATACATTTCCAGATACATCTTGTATCTCTTTTGCGAACCCTGACCAGTTAAGAGTTGCAATACCATCAACATCAAAGTCAACAGAAACTTCGTTTACGATTGCCTCTGGCATACGATACACCATAGGGTTGCTTGTGGCTGTATCTATCATAAAGAATAGTACGAAACTTGTAAGTGCTGATCTATTAGATTCTTGTATCGTAATTACAGAGCTAGTGCTTCCAGGAGTTATTACTCCGCCAGCTACTCCACCTCCTGTTCCTGCTGCATTTGTTGCACGGGTAAATCCACTTCCAAGTGTATAAGTATCCGCTCCAAACATAGAAGCAAAGAAAGCTTCTTCTACAGCATGAACTTCTGCTGCATTGGATGCTTCTTTTACTCCAGAGGCTACGCTACCCGAAGTCTTGGATATAAAAGGACGGATATAGGTTGAGAAAGACCATTCAGCAGGTGCCAAAGAGTCCGTAAACATACGACGACCTCTTCTACTTATTCCTGCCGTGCTCTCCATTTCCGCCAATGTTATTTCTGATGTATTAGTTGTCTGAGAAAAACTGTATCCATCAAGAACAGGTACTTCCCACACTACTCCAGCTCCTAACTTAGCGGCTGTCTCTGTATTATCAGCAGGGTTACGAAACTGAATGAACATTCTCGTATCACGGCTAAAATATAATTGTTGTGCCATAGATTATCTCCTATGAACTTGAAAAGACTGGTCGTGAATATTTATTCGTGCCAGAATTTTCCTAGTAACGAACCTCTATAAGTATCTCTCCAACTCCTAGAGGATCTAATACACCTTCATCAGTATCAATACTGACAATAGTGATTTGTTGAGTAAACTGTTCTAAACCATTTCGATCATGGTATTTTAAACGACTGTTTTCTTCTAAAACAGTTTCTACATCTTCGAGTAGTTCATCGAGTGCTTCAACAGAATCTTCTTCATTTACATAACATCGCACTGTTACATTTAAGAACCGATCTTTATAGCCCCCTCCCTGATACTCTCGTGTTTCTGAACCTGCATTTAGATGGATTGCAGGAAACTCTTCTACTTCATCCCAAAACTTTAATCTTGCACTTGTTTCTGCAACCGACTGCTTAAAAAGGCCTCTACCATCTATACCTGCAAGTTTATCAGCAAGAGCTTTGGTTATTCCTGCTCTACGAGATGTATACTGTCTTTCTATACCCATTATACTCTCCTAGTAAAAAATCTTCCAAGTGCCATTGTTCCTGCTATTTCTCTTATTGATCTATCAATTATTTTTCTCGGGTCTCTATCTGGATTCGCCCAAGGAGAAACTCCTCTTCCTACTTCAAATACTTCATAAGGGTTTTTATCATAAGTATATCCAAAACTTGGAAACCCTTTTGGAGTGATATTAACATCTGTAAGTCTTGTACTTCTTGCAAAAGTCCCAGACCTGCTCTCCAATGCAGGAGGTCTCATATTTTTTTCTACTACTCTGGGCAGTTTTTCGTTAATCATAGCCATGATAGAAAACATAGAGCGTTTTACAGAGGAGCTTGGCTGCTGCCTTGCATTAGCAGGAGCAGCTGCAAATCGTCCCCCTCGACTAACACTTTTTACTTGTTTTCCCTTGCCTGCCTTACTTTTATCTGTAGAATTAGTTTTTGTTTTTAACTTTACGTTAGGTGCAGTAGTTCTTAATTTAATTTTTAACCCTCTCTTCTTTAACTGCTTAACAAGAGACTCCCTAACTATAAATTGTTCAACTTTTTGATTTAAAGTGCTGGACCCTTTTAAGTTTCCGTAGTCTATACCAGCAAAAGTCATTTCAAATGCCTCTAAAAATGCTTGCTGAGTTTTTTTCTCTTCATCAGAGCCTGCCCTAATATTATCTTCTCTGAAAACAGGCGTTAGAATCATGGATATACCTGCTCTTAAATCTCCTCCAGTAGATAGTATTTGCTCATTTACAGAAACGAGCTTCATTATAGCCCTTTTAATTTTTCCCTTCTGACCTTTTGTTAGGTCTTTGAATTTTCTATCTAGAGCCGCTGTTAAGTTATTTGAGAAAACTTTGTTAAAATCTTTTGGAAGTTTTCTAGTTGACTTCTTTTTTACAGTTAATGCACCTATCACTGAACCCATCAAACCAGATGCAGTTCCATCTGCACCATGATCTAAGTTTACAGTATTTCCAAATTTCTTTCTATCATAATCTGCTTGGCCTTCTTTTTGTAGCTTATCTACAAAATAAGGCTCATTAAAAGAGTTATTTATTTTGTCTTTTACTGAATCAAAACTAACAGGTACGTAAAAAATAGTTTGACCAAAAACTAATCCATTTTGTTTTACTAACTTAAGAAAAAACTTATCCACCATACTACCGCTATTTGGAAACGGTTTAGATATACCCCGTATATAATTATACAAAGCTTTTCTATAAGAGGGTCCTTGTTTCCCTTTTAAAGTTCTTCCTATTCCTGCTTCAAAACCTCTCTGAATTATCATAAGACTTTCAGGATCAGCAACTAAACATTGTTGTACTTTACTTGATTGTAATAGTATACGAGCTGATTCAGCAATATCTTTTTCGCTTTTTCGATCAAACTCTTCTAAGAGTACTTTTGAAACTCGTCTTTGAAAATTTCCTTTACTCATTAAAAGTTTTTATACAAGTCTAAGACTCGCTTAATGTGATCTGGAAACGATACATTGTTTGATTGGCTAGTGCTACCCTGATTCTGTAAACTAGCTCCCGCTATGCTCTGTCTCTGTTTGTGTTCATCTTTTAAGTAGTAAGTAACTAAATCAAGAACAGCAAGCTTTAAGTCAGTCGGTATAGAACTATATCCCGCAGTATATACCACTTTTACTGCGTCTACTCCCTGTGGCCAGTTCTTGTACCTGCCCGAAGAAAGTGTTCTGAGTACACTATCAGTTGCTGAGTCGAGAGCATATTCATATGCGCCCGTAGTAAGAGTCGTGTAAGCATCTGAATAAGAGTTTCTTTCTTGTACACTTACTATTGCATTTACAGGACTTTCTGTGAGCTGAACAATATATGTTCCCCAGTTTATAGTAAACGTTTCTGTTTTGTTACTCGAAAAGAAGTCAACAAAACTATTGCCACAATAAGTCTTTACTAATTGGCTCACAGAGGGTATAAGAACATTTAGTCGAGCATCGTCCTTTGGTGCGGAAATGCCTTCTGCAGTCTTATACTCTTGTAATGTAATTAAATCCGCCATAAGTCAATTAGTAAAAACTTGGGGGAGGAGAACCTCCCCCTAGTTATTATGATAGTTAGTATCGGTTTACTGATACTCGATTCTAACTGATCCGTTGTCGCCAGGATGTGCGTTTGCTTTCGCTTCAAGTTCTGCGAAGCCAAGAGCCTGAGAAGCAACAATCGCTGTACGCTGATTTGCAACTTCGTAGTCAGTCTCTACGTTAACGCCTCTGAGTCGAGGAATAACAAAGTTATTTACGTTAACTGCAACCGCTGCGGTGCTTGTTACAGCTCCGCCCTCGCCTGTAGCACTCGCAAGAACGTCAGATGCGATCACAGGAGATCCGTAAACGGCTCCTACCACACCAATACGCTTGAATGCTAAGTCTGAACCAACCTCTGAAACGTCAGAGAATCCTGCGTCATTGATGAGGTTGTAATACTGATCCACAGGTACAATGTACGCTACGTCAGTGGGGTTCAAACCAAACTTGCCCATTTCAGATCGAATTGAAAGCAAGTTTCCAGTAGTAATTGCATCAGAAGTTCCAGATGCATCAGGGTCAGTTACAAGAGTAGAATCAAAGGCTAAGAATGATCCAGCTCCATCAGTTCCTGCTCCACCTACGATACCTGCGATTGAAGAGTTACCAATTAGAATCGCAGAGTCGATTGCTTTCGCGTGTGCACGTGCGAGAGCAGGTGTAAGAATAGGAAGAAGTGAAAGAACAACTTGCTCATCAGTATCGTTGCTCAAGAAAGTTCCTGAGATCAATCTGTGAGTTTGAAGTACGACACGATTTACGTTGAAGTTATTATCGCTCGCTCCTTTCTCTTCCAATAAGTTAGCAGTAGTTCCTAAGCCGTCTGCGCTAAAGTTTGCGTTTTCGGTATCAGGAATGATGGGCAGTACAGTTGCACCTGAAGCCACTTGTATCTCTCTAAAGAGAGGGGCAACCTTCTGCTCGATTTTAACAGCCTCTTCAAAAGTTGAAGCAACTGCTACGTCGATACCTGCAGAAGAAGTAGCGTCATAAGTTACGCCAGCTTTTTCAAGTACCTCTTGTCCGTACTTAGTATCTACGATACCTTTCTTGAATACTTTTCCTAAAAGACTCGCGTGAAGTAACTCGGTCTTAACTTCAGGAGTAAGTTCTCCAGTGCCACGATTTGAGAAAACACGCTTTGATTCACGCATTTTATTCAGCTCATCTTGCTTTTCTTTCAAAGCTGCTTCGTGTTGCTTAATAATTTCTGCTGTATCAGCAGACTGTGCATTAAGCTTTTCTTCGAGGTCTTTAAGCAGACGCTCTGTTCCTGATTCAACACCAGTAACAATAGCTTGCTTAACTTCCTCTTCCTGCTGAGCTTTAGCCTCTGCTTCCGCAGCAGCTTTTTCCTCAGCTTCCTTTGTAGCTGCCT